ACCACCCCCACAACCCCCGCCGAACCTTGGACTGCCATGTGCGAGGTACAAAGTCCTCGTCGCGGACAGGGGGTTCAAGTGCGCGGGCATATTCGCGCAGACCCCTGTTATATTTGATGAACACCTCAGGGTACTCGACGGCGACGCCGTCGTACCCGTGGTCCGCGATGTATGCGGCAGCAGCCGCAACGTCGTTGCGCTTGCCTTGCCCGCCGGCAGCGAACTCGCCGAACTCCCACGGCCCGTCAAGCCGGGTGTCCTCCTTGCGGGTATACGCACGCGCTTTGTCGCGGTCAGCGCGCGCGATCTCCCAATGCGCACCGGGCAACCAGCCCTTCAGCGCAGAGAGGCGCACGGGGCGACTAGTCTCCACGTAACCCTGGAAGTGAGGAGTCCCGGCTTCACCGGACTCCAACTGCCAGCTGACGTAACGAAGATGGCTAAACGTGGTGTCCAGCTCACCCTCAGGGTTGTTCAGTGTGAACACCCACCTACGTGCTTGTGCCATTGTGAGTTATGCAACAATGGCAACAGTCCAAGGATATATGTATGGTCACACTTATCATTGGTACATGGTACGAAGTGGGGGTAATACTGTACCCCACTTCGGTTTCTAAACTTTGTACCAGGAAGCTGCCCAGAAGGTGCCCGCTCACGCGGACACTGTTAATTAGAGTGATAAAAGTTAAGCTTACACTCTTTTTCTGGGGTTAGATTGCTTCCTAGCACGCCTCCTACGGCTAGGGTTCCACGCTGGCATACTGCGTGGAACCTCGGCTACTCTATCGGGTGTGGGTGGAGGGGCCACTAGTTGTGGTCCCTCATCCCAATTGAACCAGACGTACTCGTCTCGTTCAGGAGAGTAGAAGAAAGGCATTTTTTGCTGTTGGCCAGGATCGAACCTGGGTGCGATGTGTTCTTAGCCCTGAGGTTTTTCGAACAACGCGATGCCTTTCTCGGTGTTTTCTATGCCACCACGCATGTTGTCATAACGATTTTGCGTGGTTATATACCACATATTAGTGGACCTCCAGGACTTGCACCTGGCGCAGCACTATGCAGGCCCGTTGTTTTTTTGACCTACACGTTCACATAGTATGTGGTTGTGTAGGCTATATCGAATGATGCTGCTGTAGCATTGGTATCTCCAGCAGTATTGAGAACGTAGTCGTTCGCGCGGATATACAGATACATACGATCCACAGCATTCGGTGTCTCTGTAAGAAGACCCGCCTGCCCTGTCAAATCAGTCCGGTTCTCCTGAGCGTTAAAGATCTCATCCAACCGCTGTGCATCTGTGCCGGGGTCAATGCCGGTACGACGCATGCCAATCTTCTTGTTGCGCTGATGGAACCAGTTCACAATGACGTGTCCTGGATTCGTGTCAGACTGTGTAGTAGAGTTAGGGCCGATGATGTATCGGGCCCTCTTGTGAATACGCATCTTAGACTGTTGTCCATATGGAACATCAATAGCACAAGGATGTGCTATAATGTCGCGGACTTGCGTTTGCCAGAACGTCTGATGCTCCAAGCCATCAGGTGTAGAACCACCACCATTGAGAGTGTTGGCGTCATTGGCTGGAGCAACCTGTTCTTCGGTGAATGACACTAGATAAATGTCAAACGTAGTCGTTCGGGTAGTGTTGCCGTAAAGGCAAAGCTTAATCGAGTAATTGCTAAAGTACAAATCCTTCTGATTGCTGACAGGAAAGTCGGCAGCTTGGCGAAGGACTTGCGGATAGACTGTGCCGGTGCCTGTAGCAGACTGCCCTGTGATTGGGATCCAACCAAAGAAACCTGTCGTTTGGTTGTAGACAAGTCGGTGTCCTGCTCCTTCACCAGTTCCAGCGAGCTGTAACCGGTCAAGGTTGAACAGGTACAACGGCAGTCGATCGTTGGTGGCATCTAGAGAATTGTGGGACAGCCACAACTGTCCGTTTACACCAGTAAACTGGGTAGGCAACACTTTAAAAAAAAGTGTGCGGCTGAGAGCGTCAGCCCTTGACAATACGTCAACGATATGACGTTTCGAAACTTTACGACCGGTCTTAACATAAACGCGGTCTTCCTTATCATAGCCGCCGTCGACGGCTTCCTCGGTGCCGTTCCTTTCAGAAGGTTCCGTCCGAGGACGCTTTGCACCACGGCCCATAACAGGGACGTAGTTAACGCGACGCATACGCATGCTGCGACGGTCACGAAAACGGCGGTAACCGCGATAACCCGCGTAACCTGCGAGGCCTACACCAGCGGCTGCAGCAGAAGCAGCACCGCCTACAAATCCGAAACGAGCCGCGTTTACACGAAACGCGAGACTGCGAGCTAATCCTGCGCGACCAACGTACGACATTAACGGCGGTACCGACGCTGCTTTGACGTGCGGTACGGACGGTTAATGCGACGGCGCATGCGCCACTTGCGAATCGCCATTCAGCAAATTATGAAAATTTGTTTGCGTGGGCCTGCATTTATAGTGCTGTCATGATGTGTGATAAGTGTGACAGATGACGGGTTCCCACACGAAGCCGACCGCATCCACCACCCCTCACAACCCCGCCGGTCAGTTCGGTTAACACGTACTCAGACTAAACATCCTAACCTTAAGCTAATGCTAACCTCACAGGGGTTAACCCTAGGTTTGCTAATCTCACAGGGGTTAACCTTAGGTTTGCTAATCTCACAGGGGTTAACCTTAGGTTTGCTAATCTCACAGGGGTTAACCTTAGGTGCTAACCCTGCGGGCGCCTAATCATCCTAATGCTAACCTTAAAGCTAACATTAAGCTGCATGCATGTCGGGATTGTTAAGATCCACGACAATGGCACGATCAGCTGACCACATGCCGTCCTTGGGGAACACGTTCGCGAAGACGATCACGTGTGGTGGCCGAAACCGCTTGGCGGTTGACTCGTACTTGGTGCTGAAGATGTAGCCGTCCTTCAGCATCTCGGCCATAGTGTAGATGTGGTCACTGTGCTCAGCTTGGGCGCGAGTGATGTTAAACACGACGATGGGCTCCTTGTTGTAGGCATAGCCCATGTCTTGAAGGCGACCAGTCAGCTGGATGGCGCCTTTCTCGCAGCAGAGGTACTTGGCAAGCCGCGATTTGCCGCGGTTGCCGATGGTGTCGCAGACCCAGAAGATGTGACGATCGTCGGCGGGTGCGGCGAGCAGATCGATCACCTGCGAGTGAGAGCATTTTTTTTTGAACGTGTGTGGGGGTTCCCAGACGAAGCCGACCGCATCCACCACCCCCACAACCCCCGCCGAACCTTGGACTGCCATGTGCGAGGTACAAAGTCCTCGTCGCGGACAGGGGGTTCAAGTGCGCGGGCATATTCGCGCAGACCCCTGTTATATTTGATGAA